GTACAGAAGTGTGTAGAAAAGGCTTTCATGACGACATATGGATTGCCAGCGTGGAAAACAAGTTGCGCAACTCGCGAGACAACATTGTAATTTCAGATTGTCGTTTCCCTAACGAACTGCTGTCTTTGAAACGTGCAGGCGGCGCTATTGCTTGGGTACAAAGAGGTGCTTTACCCGAATGGTATCAAGATGCTGTCAGTGCTAATCAAGGCAACAACATAGGTATCAATGCTATGAAAATGCGTAAAATACATGCCAGTGAGTGGGCTTGGATTGGCAATGACTTTGATCATATTTTAGATAACAACGGCAATATTGATGATCTGTATGGCCAGATCAAAAATCTGGTGACAGGTCTCCCTGTTTCCAAACAGTTCCCTCTTTGTGCAGAACACGCTGACAGTTTGCACACACTGTCTTGAGATTGGCGTTTCTACTGTTGTTTAAATTGCCGTCTACATGAAATACATTGAATTGTTCTCGATGTTTACTTTTGAATCCACATTTGTCGCACACTGATTTCATACGATATCCGTCTTGATACCATTTGGGCACACCCTTGCCAGCCCCACCATATCGCAAGCAAGATTCACATTGACTGCGATAGTATATTCTGTTGTTTTTTCTATAGTTAATGGCTGCGGGTCGCATGCCGCATTTACATAAGGGTCTGTTCATCTAGTATTTATTGCCCTTTTTGGCCCCTTTTCTCCTAATATTATCGCCCTGATTTATATGTCTTTGGGTAAATAAAACTAGCAACACTCTTAGGAGAGATACAACATGGCATTATCATCACCCGGCGTACAAGTCAGCGTCATTGACGAAAGTTTTTACACACCCAGCGAACCAGGTACCGTTCCGCTGATAGTTGTGGCCACAGCGGCCAACAAACAAAATGGAGCAGGCACAGGCATTGCAACAGGTACACTAGCATCAAATGCTGACACATTGTATTTGATGACCAGTCAACGCGATCTATCTGACACATTCGGGGACGCAATTTTCAAGACTGACGCAAGTAATAATCCAATTCATGGCGGCGAGCAAAATGAATATGGTCTGCAAGCAGCATACAGTTATTTAGGCGTCAGCAACAGAGCATTTGTACTACGTGCAAATGTTGATCTATCACAATTAGATGCTACCGCAACTGCTCCAAGTGCTAACCCACCAAACGGTACATGGTGGTTAGACACCAGCAACACCAAGTGGGGTATTTTTGAATGGAACAGCGATGTTGCCACTGTAGGCGGTAACGGACAAAAGTTTATCAACAAAGTTCCATTGGTTATCACCGACACAACTAAAGTAGACCCACTCACAGGCGGACCAAAGGGTTCGGTTGGTGCGGTAGGTGCATATGCAGTGGTAGCAGTGACTACAACATTGGCAGTGTACTACAAAAATCGCAGCGGTATTTGGGTACAAGTTGGTAGTAATGCTTGGGCACAAAGTTGGCCTATCGCAGTCAGTACTACTGCACCATTAGCACTCATTAGCGGTACAATTAATTTTAGAGTTGGTGGCGTAGCACTAACTCCAATCACCGTTAGCAGTGCGAATGTTGCAGCAGTAGCCTTAGCTATTAATCAACCCACATATACTAATGCAGGTATATCTGCAGTAGCAGTCAACGGCAGATTAGAAATTTATTCAAACAACAACATCGGTGCACCAGAAGATTTGAGTAGTATTGCAAATATCGAAATAACTGGAACAGCTCTTCCAGGGTTGAATATTGCAGACAGTGCTTACTTTACACCTAAGTTGTCTATTCAGCCTCACACTAGTGTACCTGAATACAAAAGAACAGACTTTCCAGGATTTGCAGAACTAGGCCGTCCAACAGGTTCTTTATGGATCAAAACAACAACACCTAATCTTGGCGCTAACTTAGTAACAAAACGTTATAACAGTGCAACAGACGCTTGGGAAACAGTGGCAGCACCGTTGTATGATACTGGTGCAGCAGCATTGGCTGCTTTAGATCCCACGGGTGGCGGTGCAAATCTGCCAATAGGCGCATTATATACTAAATTTAATATTGAAGAAGAATCAGGATTAGATCTTACACCAAGACTAGGCACATTCAAATTATTTAGAAAAAATGCCATTGGCGCAACAACTATTACCAGTGCAGCCGTGACTGCATCTACATTTACAGTCGGACTTAATTCGTTTGTTATTGCAGAAAGTTTAGTTGGTAACGATGCTTATAGTAGCGATGTGACAGTTACATTTACAGCCAATGGAAATGTGGACGATGCAGATGATTTTGCCAACGCTGTTAATGCAGCAGGGCTAATCAACGTCACTGCTAGCGTTGATACTTCTAACAGAGTTACTATTACTCATGCTACCGGTGGCGATATCTTAATTGGTGAAGGCACTGCTACTCCTTTCAACAATATTTTTGCAACCGGCGGTGTAAATGCCACAGCCAACTTGTATGATGCAGCAACAGGAGATGCAGCACATGATTATGTTGCAACTCAGTGGAAAGCATTGTCATTTGAAGCCAGCCCAACGGAAGTTACTGCATTAGCAGAAGACCAACAACTGTGGTACAATTCTATTGTTGACGAAGTTGACATTATGATCAACGACGGAACAAATTGGGTAGGATATACTTCTGCTACAAGTCCATTTTTTGCTGCTTCCGCTGGATTGAAAACAGATCCCGCTGGCCCAATTGTTAGTGCTAGTGAACCAACAGAACAAAGCGACGGTTCTGCATTAGTTAACGGCGACTTATGGATCGATACCAGCGACATCGACAACTATCCAGTAATTTACAAATTCAACAGTTCTTTACCTGTTAACAATCAGTGGGTATTGATTGACAAAACTGATCAAAGCAGTGAAGACGGAGTGTTGTTTGCTGATGCACGTTATAACACTGCTGGTGCTAACAGTGACGAACCCGGATTAATTGTAGATCTGTTAGACAGTAATTATGTAGACCCAGACTGCCCACAACCTGCATTGTATCCAAAGGGTATGTTGTTATGGAATCTACGCCGAAGCGGATTCAACGTTAAGAAATTTGTACGCAATCATATCGATTTAGCAGCATACAATACTCTGGTTGGTGCAGCACCTGGCGAATACATGAGTGCTTACTATCCACATCGTTGGGTCAGCGAAGCAGCGAACCAAGTAGATGGTTCTGGTACATTCGGCCGTAAGGCACAACGTGCTGTGGTCATCCAAGGTCTACAAGCAGTGGTCAACAGTAACCAAACTGTACGTGACAGCGACAGTCGTGTGTTTAACTTGATTGCTTGCCCTGGTTATCCAGAATTGATCGGCGAATTGATCACACTGAACTACGATCGTGGATTGACTGCCTTTGTAGTGGCTGACACACCAGCACGTTTGAACAGCAGTGCTACCAGTTTGTTAGCATGGGGCAACAATGACAACGGCTCGGCACAAGACGACGATCTAGGTGCAGTAAGTTTCGATGAGTATGCAGCAATGTATTACCCATGGGGCTTCAGCAGCGACAACTTTGGTAACAACATTGTTGTACCACCAAGCCATATGATGTTGAGAACTATCAGTTTAAACGATCAAGTGGCATATCCTTGGTTTGCACCAGCAGGTACACGTCGAGGCGGCATTACTAACGCAACATCAGTAGGTTATGTAACTGGCGAAGGCGAATTCGAAACAGTGGCTCTGAATGAAGGACAACGTGACACGTTGGCCAGTATCAAAGTAAATCCGTTGACATTCTTGTCTGGTGCAGGATTAGTAGCATTTGGTCAGTATACTCGTGCTAGAAATGCCAGCGCATTAGACCGAGTCAACGTGGCACGTTTGATTGTATATCTACGTAGACAGTTGAATCTATTGGCTAAACCATATTTGTTTGAACCAAATGACAGAGGCACCAGAGCAGAAATTAAAAATGCCTGCGAAAGTTTGATGTTAGAATTAGTAGGACAACGTGCGTTATATGACTTCTTGGTTGTGTGTGACGAAAGTAACAATACTCCAGCAAGAATTGATCGTAACGAATTGTATGTAGACATTGCTATCGAACCAGTTAAAGCAGTAGAATTTATCTATATTCCATTGCGTATCAAGAATACTGGCGAAATATCAGGTTTATAAAATAGATAAATAATACGACGGAGATAACATATGTCAGTATCAACACTTTCAAGATTTTCAGTACCAACAGGCGGTGCCAATACCAATGCAACTATGTTGCATCCAAAGTTAAAATATAGATTCCGAGTGAATTTTGAAAACTTTGGCACTGGCCCCGGCGGGGACGCTTTTGAACTTACAAAACAAGTGGTCAGTTTTGCTCGACCAACAATACAGTTTGAAGCAATCGAACTGCCAACATATAACTCAAGAATTTATGTTGCAGGTCGACATGCATGGCAAACTGTAGCATGCACATTGCGAGATGATTCTACCGGTGTAGTGAGTAAAAAGATTGGCAGTCAAGTTCAGAAACAGTTTGACTTTTTTGAAATGTCAAGTGCTGCATCTGGCGTAGATTACAAGTTTACTACCAGTTTTGAAATGCTTGACGGCGGTAATGGCGGTAACGAAGCAATTATCCTTGAAAGATGGGAATTGTATGGTTGCTACATTGAAAACGTCAACTAT